TTTGAGATGACAGAGAGCGACTTCTACCATCTTCTCGCGGCCTGTAAGTTGGAAGCGGAAGAGCAGGAGAAATCATGGCGCAAGCACAAGTAGTCCTCACAGCGGTTGACCGCACGCAAGTTGCGATTAACTCCGCATTGCGCGGTATGAAGTCAATAGAGCGAGTTGCAAAGGTTACTGCTAGAACAGTTAATCTTGCCTTCGGTTTTTTAACCGGAGGTTTGATAATTAGTTCATTTCAAAAGATAACCGAAGCAGCAAAAAAAACAGAAGAAGGTCAGCGTGCTTTATTAGAACTTAATAGAGCATTAAAAGACCCTGCACTTATATCTGCAGCAGAGGCATTTACGAATGCTCTAGTCGTAGGTTTTGCCAAAGCAATACAACAGGCGGCAAGGTTTATAAAATTTGTTCGATCAGAACTGATTGCGTTCGGCGCGCTTGGCCCTGGTGGAACAGCCGCAGATGCAGCATCAATAATCAGAGGACAAATAGCAAATAAAACAATGCTTGCTGGTCAATTTGCTATGGCAGGGCCGAGTGGCGTTAAAAGCGTTGAGATTATAAATTCAGAAATTGCTGCATTAAGAAATCAGTTAACATTAGTAGACGGACTTGCTTCTGCAGAAGCAAAAGCAGATGCAGAAAGAATTGATGCTTTAATTAGAGAAGAAGCATTATTCAAAACATTGCAGGAAGTTAAGATAACTTCAACTCGAAAAACAACTGGCGCAATGGAATCCTTGTTAGCCAGTTTTGAAGAAAGAAATAGAACATCTATTCAGAAAACGGCTAGTGAATTTTATAAAGCACAAGCAGAAATAGAAGCGTCTACTATAAGTGCGGAAGAAAAATCGAGAAGGCTTTCTGAAATTCTTGATGAAATTCTCCCCGGCGTTGAAGTAACTGGCGAAAGATTTGTACCAAAATTTAAGCAAGCAACCGATCAGATGCAGGAGTTTGCCAAGGCAGCAGCAGAAAACATTCAATCGAGTTTTGCAGACTTTCTTTTTGATCCATTCAAAGATGGGCTAAAGGGTATGCTCGCTGGTTTCTTAAACTTCATTCGACGCGCTATAGCAGAGGCCGCAGCAGCGACCATCTTGCAATCGCTGTTCGGAGGGTTCGTTGGTAAGGGCGGATTCCTTGGGGCATTGGCCGGTGCGCTTATTCCACGCGCAATGGGCGGTTCGGTCTCTGCTGGCACACCGTATCTGGTCGGCGAGCGCGGGCCGGAGATGTTCGTGCCGGGCACCTCTGGCAACATCGTGCCCAATAACAAAATGGGCGGAGTTACCGTCTCTCCGGTTTACAATATCGACGCTCGCGGTGCGAGTGCTGATCTACAAGATGCGCTGCCGGGTATCCTCGCGGAGAATAACCGGCGCATATTCGACGAACTCGACAGACGCTATGGGATAGGCCGATGACAGACTATGTATTGCCTCCCGACCTCGTTGCGTCGGATGTAGAGTGGAGCCTGTTCGACAGCACGGCAGTGTTCGCATCGCCGCTCTCTGGCGCAGTGCGTACCGTGTCGCGTCCCGGCACTCGCTGGGGCGTGCGGATGACCTTTCGCAGCGTGTCGGATCAGAAGCGACGACGACTGATGTCGCTGATCGCTATCCTGCGAGGCCGTGCCAATCGTGTGTGGCTTACCGATCCCGCCTATACCCTCTCCGGTTCTTTCTCCTGCCCAGAGTTACTGACCAACAATGCAGCAGTTACAAATACAAATGCATTCAGTTCCAGCAATGCTGAACTCGTCCTTTCGGCTGATAGCCATCTTGGTTTGCGCCTCACTCGCACTGGCGTTACTGGCGACCGTTATGTTTATCAGTCTGCCGCTACTACTGTTGCGAGTGCTCCTTACGCGATACGGATGCTCTTGGCCGCTGGTAAGGGCAACGCTCGAGCCTCGATGGAGGCTGGTACGTCGCAAGGTGCGACAGATGTTCTAAACGGCGCAACGCGCACGTCGGCCGGAATGTATGTGGACAGTTTCACGGCATCTGGAACCAGCACGCATCTGTCCTTCTATGACTACATTTCGGGACGCGCTGCGGGCGACTTCCAGTTTCTCTCGTGGGTATCCTCGGCTCGCTGTGCGCTGGTCAATGGCGCATCGCAGACAGGCGGCACGCTTATCATCGACGGCCTGCCGACATCGACCAACGGGCTTGCAAAGGCGGGTGACTGGTTCGAAGTCAATGGCGAACTCAAGCGCATGACCGCCGACCTTAACTCCGACTCATCTGGGAATGGCTTTCTGATGTTCGAGCCTACGCTGCGAACGTCTCCGGCTAACAATGCGCCAGTGATCTTCCGCTCGCCAATGGGCCGGTTCATCGTGGCCGACGAGTCAACGTCTATGGGTACGCGGCCCGGTATCATCTCCGATGTCACGCTGTCCTTTGTTGAGGACATCACATGAGTCGTTTCGTCTCTGCCACTAACGAGACAGAGGCCGACAAACTAGCCGTAACCGTTGTAGTGTTGGCCGATCTTGACTTTGCATCTGGCATGGTGCGGGTACACGACGGCTCCGGCACGTTATCGTTCGGCGGTAATTCTTACCTTGGCGCTGGGCAATTCGCTGGCGTTGACATCATCGACGAGAACATCGACATCGTGGCACGCGGCATCAAGTTATCGCTGTCGGGTGTTGACTCAACATTCGTTGTGCCGACGATGACCGAGGTATATCAGAACCGCGACGTGACCATGTATCTCGGCTTCGTAAGCCAAACCACCGGCGCACTCATCGCCACGCCCGAGACCATCTGGGAAGGGCGAATGAACCAGATGGTTTTCAAGATCAACAACGGGAGTGCTGTTGTAGAACTTTCGTGCGAGCATCGTTTGCGCCGGGAGCCTCGCGTTGCTCGATACACCGACGAAGATCAGCAAGTGCTGTATTCCGGTGATCGGTTCTTCGATTTAACGTATTCCATTCAAGGCTTCATCAGCAAATGGGGCGCACGAGACGCAGCCTATGGCGGTTTCGGATTCAGCCAGCCCAGCCCTATTGAGCAGCGCGAGGTGCGAAAAGTCTGATGCGCCGCTATGACTGGGCAAGCAAACTGCACGAACATATTGCGGCCAATGCTGACCGTGAGTTTTCGTGGGGCGAGAATGACTGCTGCCTGTTCGTGGCGCGTGCAGTTGATGTGATCTGCGACACGGAACACGCCACTAGTCTCGCGTCTCGTTATCATGACGAGGCTACCGCACAGGAGTACATCGCACAGTCGGGCGGCATCGCTGCGGCAGTCGATACATTTATCGGCCCTCACAAAACAGAAGGTCGGCCTATGCGTGGCGATGTTGTTTTATTCAGCGGTGCGAACGGCGAGACGCTAGGAATCTGCATCGGCAGGCACATCGCAAGCGTTGGGCAATCCGGCGTTGTGATGGAAGACCGCGCAAAAACTATCTGTTATTGGAGCATCTGAAATGCCTCAAGCGGTTGCTCAAGCGATAACGCAATTCATCGTCACGACCTTTGCCGTTAGCGCGTCAAATGCTTATTACGTCTATGCGGTAGTCACGGCTGCAACGTATCTGGCAACTCCCGCAGCACTGGCAAAAATAACCGAGTCGCTGATCGGCGTTCCCAAAGTCAACAAGCAACCCGCTGACGTTGAATACACCGGAACGGTAGAGCCTCGCCGTATCATCTACGGAGAGGTTTTGGCGTCTGGAATGAACGTCATTCCGCCGATGACTTCCGGCACAACGAACGAGTATCTTCATCAAGTTCTTGCCATTGCGGGCCACGAGTGCAATCAACTCGGCACGGTTTACTTTAACCGCGAGGCCATTGGCACGATCTCGGCAATCAGCGGAACCGATGACGATGGCAAGGTAACGACCGGCACCTACGCTAACAAGGCATGGGTGCGTCGATACACTGGCACCTCAACGCAGACCGTAGACTATAAGTTAGCAGCGGCAAAACCAGATCAGTGGACAGCGGCCCACGCTGGCAAAGGCATCGCCTACGTTGCGCTGACCTTTAAGTACGACGAAGAAACCTATAGAACCGGCAAGCCGGAACTGACGCTTCTGGTACAGGGCCGCAAGGTCTACGACCCACGGCTAGACTCTACGCGCAGCGGTGGCAGCGGATCGCAACGGGTTACAGACCCAACCACATGGACGTACTCGACGAACCCCGCGCTGTGCCTCGCCGACTACCTCATCGACGACTCGCTTGGGCTTGGCGAGGACGATACCCGCATCGACTGGCTGAAGGTAATGGATGCGGCAGACATCTGCGACGAGACAGTAAACCTACCAGCGTCTGCAACGCAGAAGCGATACACCTGTAACGTCGCACTCACCGCGACCGATAGGTTTGAGGACAACATACGGGTGCTGTCGCAAGCAATGGCGGGCGTGTGCTACTACTCGGGCGGCTTGTGGCGCATCTATGCTGGCGCATGGTCGGCCTCTGCCTTCACGCTCACGGACGGTGATCTCGTGAATGGCGGCATCTCGGTTGTCACCGCGTATCCGTATAACCAACGGTACAACTCGGTGCGCGGGCGGTTCATCAATAAAGACCGCAACTGGCAAGCGATGGAGTACCAGCCGGTTATCAATACGTCCTATGTCTCTGCCGATGGCGAGCAGATGTGGCTAGAGACGGACTTTGCAGCCTGCACGAACGAGTACGAAGCGCAGCGGCACGCCATCCTTCTCTCGCGCCGCAGCCGCAACGGGCAAGTCGCCACGGTTAAATGCGGCATGAGTGCCTTTGGCATTCTGCCGTTTGAAACCGGCACAGTGACGTTCTCGGAGATTGGCTGGACGAACAAGACCGTGCGCTGCGAGGGCTGGCAGTTTGATCCTACTGGCGCAATCGAGTTAGTGCTGCGCGAAGAGGCGTCTACGGATTGGAACGATCCGCTGACGACCGACTATCTGACACCGACAAGCGTTACCACGCCGACCCCAGACATCTACGAGCCAAGCCCGCCGACGAACCTTACCGTCACCACGCTCGAGAGCAGCATCTATCTCTCGTGGTCTGCGCCTGCCGTCGTGCCGCTTGGCTCCCAATATGATCTCTACGAGTACACCTCGCAGACCCCCTTCTCGTCGGCCACGAAGGTCTGGACAGGCATCTCGACTAACGTATTCATAGCCAAGACCGACACCACCACGCGCTACTATTGGGTCAAGATCCGCACACCAGATGGCGGCGTGTCCGATCCAGAGCCTCCGGTCAATGGCGTGCCAGCGGGCGCAGCATCGCTCCCGAGTGCGCTGTCGCTGTCGGTATCGCCTAGCAGCCTTACCACCTCGGGCACGAGCGCGAGCCTCACCACGGCATCTGCTACGGCCACTGCGGTCGGCGGTACGTCGCCCTATACCTACGCGTGGACACGGCAAAGCGGATCGACCAGTATCTCGGCGGACAGCGCATCCTCGGCGACCAGCACCTTCACCGGCACGAGTCTCGCCAGCGGCACCACCTACGATGCTGTTTTCCGCTGCACCGTAACCGATAACGTTGCGGCCACGAAAACGGCTGATGTTAGCGTGTCGATCACGCGCACCGTGTTTAGCGCATCGGCCAGCCCTGCGACGTTGGTTAAGATCGTGCAGACCTCAAGCGCGACGACTAACAGCACCACGGTCACGCCGACTGGCGGCACCTCGCCCTATACCTATTCGTGGGCATTGCTCGAGGGCGACACGCTCACGGTCAATAGTCCGACCGCAGCGACTACAACATTCAGCAAGACAGGAATGAACACTGGCGAATCGTTCTATTCGACGTATCGGTGTACCGTCACCGATAGCACATCGGGCACCCCGCTGACCGCAACAGCGGATGTGATTATCACCATCGAGCGGAGTGATTGAGGGCGCACACATGATTGATATGTCCAAATTCAAAGTGCCGACAGGTTCGCTGTTGGTAGACGGTGGCTTGGTCGTGGCGCTGATTATCTGGGGCACGCAGATGACCTCGAAACTTGACGCGATCAGCCAACGCCTAGAGAAGGTCGAGCAGACCACGATCCAGCCGGAAGCCGATAGGCGCATTGCGGTGATCGAGGCGCGTGTGGCTGATACCAATACCAGGCTGCAATCAATCGAGGCCAAGTTAGACCGCGTGCTGGAGCGTCGATAGATGGACATCTTCGAAATGTTCACCCGCGCATGGCCGGTAATCCTTGCGCTCATCACGCTGATCATTGTGCTGTCGAAGTTAGACCTTCGCGTCGCGGTACTCGAGGACAAGATCAAAACGCTGTTCGATCTTGTCAACAAACGCAACGACAAGTAATCACTAGCGAGGGCTTGCAATGAATATGCAGAAGATTGTGGATATGCTTTTTCCTGTACTGCTCGCCGCTGTTGGCTGGCTACTCACGGAGATCGCATCCTTTAACAATCGTTTGCTCTCGGTTGAGAGCAAGATGCCCGCGCTGATCACCGCAGAGGGCGTGCCGACTGACAGCCCTGTATCAGCCGAGCGACGGCACAAGATGAAAGAAGAAATCTATACCGACATTCACGATCTTCAAGTGCGGGTCAAATTGATTGAGGAGCGCAACAAATGATGACCATGATTAGCACTTTCCTGTCGTTCCTTGCGGGTGGACTACCCAAGATTCTGTCCATCTTCCAAGACCGTCAAGACAAGAAGCACGAACTGGCTTTGGTCGCAGCCCAGAAGGAGCGCGAGTTAGCATTGGCCGAGCGCGGCTTTCTCGCACAAGCAAAGGTCGAGGAGATTAAACTAGAGCAGATTCAAACGCAGACGGCTGGCGAAGAGCGACAGGCTCTGTACCAGCACGACATCGAGATCGGCAAGGGCGCAAGCCAGTGGATGATCAACCTACGCGCTTCGGTGCGTCCGGTTGTGACGTACATCTTTGTGCTGGAGTTGGTCGCTCTGAACGTGGCCGGTGTATGGTACGCCTACACGACGGGCATTCCGTTTGCGGTCGCAATGGACAACGTATTCAGCGATGACGAGATGC